ATTGCCTGAAGCTGTCGTGCGTATGCAGAACGGAAAGCTGGCCGTAACTTACGGCAACCTCGCTGGTTTGTTGGTGGAAAACATTCACCAACTTGACGAACGTTTAACCCTGATTGAAAAGCATTTGAACATTTTGCCGGTTGCAGAATAATGGGTTGTACATACGGCCCATCAAATGTCTTTAGCGTGGTGCCCACAAAAGATCAAAACACGGGCAAGCTTCCACTGACTCCACGCACTGAAATTTTACGCCTTGGATCATCCGACTGCCAAACCAGTTATACATCGCTGGCGCAACAAATCAGTCAGGATATTTTGCAGGCATTTGAGCGTGAAAAGTTTGGCTTTCCAATGCCAGCGTTTATCGTGCTCGCGCATAAATGGGAATGGCTACATCCCGACCTCGCGCTATCGCAGTACATTGAAAAGTATGTGGAAATTCGCGACATTTCGCTGGGCTATCCGCTGTCGAGTAATTACTTTCTGTATCTTACCGACCCGGCAGCTTTCGGCTTCCCGATTGGCGTCACTGAATCGGATGTGCTGAATTCTCCTTTGCGAAATGCTGTGCGGATTACCTACATCGACAAACAGGAATTTGAATAAATGGCAACGTACCGCTATATCAACGAGGCAGATTTACTCTACGAAGACGTAAACGACGAATACGATATGCAGCTTGTAATGGGCGATCAATTCGACATGTACCGGCACGGCACATTTTACGTTGTGCATCACGAAGACGATCCACAAATCGCATTTAAACTCACGCTAAAACAGGGTAAAGCTCTGGAAGGCATGAGTGAAGAATTGCTGACGGTTCGCCCGGATGTGAACAACCCGCCGTATCTGCTTTTCGAACCGAAATTCGAAAACGTTAAGCCGATGTACGATTACTACAACAAGCTGTATTTCAACGGCGCTTGCCCGGTCGTGAAATTCAAGAAATCCGCCAACAGTAAAATTTGGGGGATGGCACAGCTTGAGTGGCTGAATAACAAACCGGTTTATACGTTCCACATTAACGAATCGACCATGATTGACCGGGTGCTGTTTACGAACACCATCCTGCACGAAATGATTCACCTGTTCCAATACGCGAAAGGCAACAAACTGCGTGGCCTCGATCCGGTTGCAGCAATGGCCGCGATGCACGATAACCACGGCCCGCAATTCCAAGCGGAAATGCACCGGATTAACTCGTTTGGTTTCGGCATCATCATGGCCGGTACACACGAAGAAATCAAACGTGAATCGACCGAAGATTTCTATGCAATCGTAGCAGTCGGTTTGCATCAAGGTCGTTACAACGGTTGGCTATCGTGGTACACGCACAAAGTCCTCGACCAAGGCGATTTGGAAAACGTGGCCTCGCAATTGCGTGAAGCTACGCCGCACTTGGAATATCAGATTAAACTGTACAAGACGAAGAATCGAATCGTCACATACGGCACCAATTTGAAATCCACCAAAACCATTACGCCCGGTTCACTGAAGAAACTGCAACAGGGTACGCCGGATATGAAAGATTCGACGGAACTTGGCGTGGTTTATTTGAAGCCGATTATTGCGGTTGAATTGCCGGACTACAAAGAAGCAGGCGAGCGTTACTCTCTGCCGTTGGATCGCTTCTACAAAAACATGAAATCTTACACTGACGACCACATGGCACTCAAAGCGAAGTGGATGAAATTTCCACTGCGTGCATTGAACAGCCAGACGGAAAAGAAAATCAGTGCATTGGTTGGCCGCATGAAACGTGACAGTATCCACGACGATGATATCGTGAATATTCTTACCGACTTGCGCATGTCTTATGCAGAGCGTTTCAAGTTTGAACAATACGAAGACGCCATGCGTACATTCTTGAATCTGTACGACAAATCAGGCGTCACCGTGCCCTATTACAAAATCATGAAGCTGGACTAAATGGCAACTAAAGCGAAGGCGTTAACAAGACGGGAAATCACGGAAAAACTTCACGAAGCTGTGATGTATTATTACGTGAAGAAAACGTACAGCGTTCACAGGGAAGTGGGCGTCGAGCGCTGGGGTAAGGCTCGTATCGACATGATGGCGTTAAGTCTGTCTTCGCAGATAATTGGTATCGAAGTAAAAAGTTGTTTGGCTGACTTCCGTGCTGATGACAAATGGCGTAAATACCTGAGTCATTCCAACAAGTTTTATTTCATGTTCGCTCCCTCGATCCTGAAGTCCCGCAAGTACGATGAAATCAAAGCGGAATTAAAGGCCGAGGGAATCGGCATTCTGACACTGACAACCACAGGCCGGGTGCGCTGTGCATTGCGAGCGAAATCTCGCGAAGTGTCGGATACCAAAAAGTTTGACCTGTATAAGAAACTCGCTTGGCGTGGTGGTGATTCCAAGCGTAACATCAAGAAAACAAAGCGGGTATATTTGGAATGACGGGGAAATTCATTGTTCTGGAAAGTATCGAGTGCGCCGGGAAAGGCACCGCTACAGATTACATGAAAGAGCATTTCACTCTCGCAAATGCAATGGTGAAATACACACGGGAAATCGGCGGTACGCCTTTCGCTGAGCGCATTCGCGAAATGATGTTGTCGCTTGACCCTGAATACGACTTGCCGCCAGCGTCTGACTTAATGATCGCGTATGGCGCACGAATTCAACACACAAAAAGCATGATTGTTCCGGCGTTGGAAAGTGGCTATCACGTTTTCAGCGAACGTTACTACGCATCGACCTTGGCTTATCAAAGTCAGTACACGCCGGAAACTCAAGCGGTACACGATTTGATGCTGCCGTATCTGCGCAAACCGAATATCACCCTGCTGTTGGATATCACGACAGAGACGATGATGAAACGGATGTACGGAATTCGAAAAGCTTCTGGTATCGCACTCGACAAATTCGAAGTGAAATCACAGGACTTTTTCGAAGGTGTGCGGAATGCCTACCACAAACAAATCGACGATTCATGGGTAATCATTGACGCGGAGCGATCCATTCCCGAAGTCAAAGAACAACTGTGCGCCGTCCTCAATAAATTTCTTGGGATTCCGTAATGAAAATCCAGATAGCCATTGCGAGTGCAGCACCGAAAAAGTTTGTACCGGCTGGCACGATTGTACGCCTGACAAAGAACCGCCCGACATGGCGTGACCTTGGCCCGCGCCTGCTGAAAATTCCGATGCTTCCTCGTGGTCATTTCGTTGATGATTTGCCGGAAAACGATGATGGAATTATCGCCTACGCGCAGACCCACGGCATGACGTTGTTTTATGGCTATCGCATTCGCCTTGATGGTGAAAAAGATTTCATCGACAACCTGCTGATGTGCGTGGACGATAAAGGCCGTGTGGTGGAAGACGAAAAATACCGCCTGAACCACACCGCTTATTACGTCGGCGTCAAACTGCCAGAAGCAGACATTAAATCACGGAAATATGCGAACAACTTTGAACGCATGGATTACGTGTTACGGAATTTGGGGTGAGTATGGAAATCAGTATTGCAGCCGCGCCGGGAAGTGCCGACGCCTTTTTGAAAATCCTGATTGCAATGTATCGCGCAGAGGATTTTAACTACGGTGAAAACTTCCTGAAGAAATTGCGTGCGTGGGAACCTATCGCACAACCGATGCTGGAACAGTTCGGCATTAAACGCGCATTCGCCCGCCCTATTGCCCTGTTGCTGGAAGGCGAAGACGTAAGCGATAACAAATACAATCACCTTGTCAAAGCCGCATTCGACAAGCTGAAAGAAAAGAAGAAAACATTCGAAAAAGATACCACGCTGAACAAAGTGCAACTCGGCATGTTCAACGATATTCGACTGGCCTACAACGGATCGGAAAGCGCGGGCAAACGCCTGATGCAGCACGCCGGATACTTCAAAGACTCGCATATCTCGCAATTGTTTTTGCACGAAGGCGACGAAGTTGTAAGTGAAGTGCAGCAAGCGCTTTATGATCGACTGGGCGAACACGTTAAAGCGCACGGCAAAGTAAAGGGCCACGTAATGCCTGATACCACGCTGACGGCATGGCGTGATAAAGCAAAAGAAATCGGTTCGAATTTGCCGCAGCACCAAGAATATCTGGATATGCGCCGTCAACGGAAAGCCATTTACGACAAGGCAATTGCCAACATCGTGCGTGCATCCGGCCAGCACATTCTCGACGTGCAAGAAATCAAACGACAACTCGGGGATATTCAAAATGATATTCCCGCATGGTTCGTCGGCAAGATGGATGATAAAGGGAACTTCTACACTGAAGCCGGATTGCAGTTGCTGAATAAGCCGCTCGGTGAAGGGCAGATGAACCCGAAATACAATCCCGAAGACGACAACTCTTACGTGTGCAAATACAAAGCACCGTTCGCGCAAAACTTCACCAATGTGCAGACGATTAAATCCCGCACAGAAGGCCGCGTAGAAAGTTTCAGCATCATTCAAAACATGCTGCCGGACATTCAGAAATATGTGAAGAAATGGCTTCCTGATTTGGCGAAAGGGCCGGGTAGTTTGAAGGGTGCAGCCGCTGCTGTTTGCGAAGTGATTTATCAGACTTCCGCACGTATCGGTTCCACTCGGGCAAACACCGCTGGCGAAACCACTTACGGCATTTCTACACTGCTGCGCAAGCACCTGAATTTCAATGAAACCCGTGTGATTATGAAATACATCGGGAAGAAAGGCGGCGCACAAAAGCACGTGATTAAATTCGCGGATCAACGGACGATGATGCTGCATTCGGCATTGGATGAATTCATCTACGAGAAACGTCCGCAAGAATACGTGTTTACTTTCCGTGGTAAGCCATTGAGCAACAGCAACATTAACGGCTATCTGCGTGAACTTGGTTTCCCTGAAGGTTTCACCATTCACAAATTCCGCAAACTGCGCGGTACTGGTATGGCGAAATTGCTGATGGATAAATGCCCGCACGGCCCGCGTGCAAAAGATGCAGTCGTTAACAAATGGATTGAAGACCAGTGCTTGAAAATCGGTAAGGAACTCGGGCATATGTCGGGCGAGAAAGTAACCGCAACCACGGCCATCGCGAACTACATTGACCCATCTGTTTTCGCACCAGTTTTCGAGAAAACAAATACCCGTCCAAATAGCAAGATTCAGAAAGCTATGGACTTGGCTACGAAGGCGGAATAAAACATGAAAGTAATGATTGCATTGGCATCGGAGTTTGCAGACGCACTTCCGAAGGGCGCCAAGATTAACAGCTTCGAAGTGCATCACGTTGGCAGCCCGCGCATGTTGGGCCGTGATAAAGCAGGCACAATGAAACAGATTTTTAAACGTCTGGATTTCATCGTGAACGCTGGTATGAAGTTCGACCTGACCGTGATTGCAGAACACGAAGGCGCAGTCGTCAAAGTCAAAGACACTTACGTCATGAAATCTACTGGCCCGGTCAAGGTGTAATAAAATGCAAATTCAAATGGCTGTCGCGGCATCCAAAGTCGATGCAGAGATTATGCGGATTGGCGTTAACGGTGGAATGACCGAACGTGCAATCAACATGGGGAAGTTTTACACTGAGAATAAAAACAGATCGTTTTCTCTCACTGTCGAAGGTAAAAAACTGGTCGGCTACGCTGACTTGATGATCGCACGTGACGACATGCCTAGCGTGTATGGAATTGAAGCACCGTATACCGCCGAAGCTCTTACCAAAATGCTGAAGTGGGCCAAGGCGCGAACTGCCGGTGTTCCTGAATTTGCTATCAGTCAAGGCGAACAACGCCACCGTCTGAAACCTATTTAATCGGTGGTGCAAAATGATTAAAGTATTCAACGTATCAGCACTGCACGAACGCTACGCCAACGAAACCGACGAAGAAAAAACCGCTCGTTATGTTGCGAATAAAAAGCGCATTACCGACATGGTGGAATCGTGGGATAAGTTTGCAAAAGAGCATCCAGAAGCCGCTAAACAAATGAGGTGCGCAGCATAATGGAAATCACAATGATGACCGCGACCGCCGCTGATTACCCAAGCCGTTATGCGCTGGGCCAAGTGGTTTATTTCCATCCCGGCATTCAGGGCATGACCGACGCCGAAGGGATTACGCACGGTTTGTTAGCGCGTATTGATCGCGTGAGTTTCGAGGAAGGGAAAGTAACCTACGACCTCGCAATGAACATTTCGAACAGCACGGAATTGCCGCATTTTTATGATGCAATTCTGGTCGCCAGTGTGGACAGTATTTTCGTGGCGTCTTTTGACGATCTGGTTATGTGGACTGCGCAGCGTGCAAAAAGCGTAGAGGCATTAATCGGTGCAATTGACGAACCGCAACTCGTGACAATGGCGACTGCTTCCGGCGCGCTTACTGTTGACGATGCGGAACGAATTACCCGCCGTTTTATCGCCATCGCCGCAGACGTGGCCGAACAGAAGAGTGCGGCGTAATGGAAATGCAACTCGCATTAGCGAAAGATTTCGGCAGTGTTTTTCACGGAACCTCGTTCCTGAATATTGCCGCGATTATCAAGACTGACAAACTGCAATTGTCGCAAGTAGCGGGCAAAGAAGCAGAAGCAGCATTCGCAAAACATCCGTTCTTTTTGAGCGTGCGCCGTAACCGTGTGTTGACCGCGCAAAACTTCTACGACGTGACAATTGAATTCAAAGAACAATCCCTGCAATCGCGGATGAAACGTGAGTCCGTGGATTACTGGGGCCACGTCGAAGGCAAAGGCAACAGCATCGAACAGGAAGACCGCTATTACAGCGCCAAACCTGTGTTGAAAAATGCGACAAAATTGATCCGTGCAATTCACGTTGACCTGTCGAACTATGACGCCGAACGTCGCGGCAAAATGATGCGTGAATTGTTCGTGACTGCATTGCGTCTCAAGATCAAGGTTTATCTGTACAAAGACAAAGCCGCTTACGCCAATCTGAATACGCACAAAACCGTGCCGCTGTCGGAAATGGAATACGGTGGGAAAGTACAAAATCTTTTCCGCACACGCACTGCTGAAGAGGCCACACAGGAAGGCGAAGACCAGATGTACAAGGGCATGCGTTATGCGCGTTCCGTGTACCCTGATATCAAATTCTTTGTCGATATTCTGTACGGCAATACTCCGCCCGTAAACGACAAAACGAAATACCTGCGTGAACGTTATGGCTACCGCTACGGCGAACATGATTTGGTTACACAATTCCAGAACGAATTGCACAACGCTTCGCACAGCCACGGGCCGAAAGACAAGCAACTGGCCGCACGTGTACAAACGTGGATGCGTGAAAACAATTTGGGCATCAAAGAGACAGCTTATCGCGTGCGTGAAAACATTCGGAAAGCTGACGGAGAATAAAATGGATATTCAGGTAGCCCTTGCGGCTGTGCGCCTCAGTGTTGCACGACCATTTGTAAAAGGCTGGAATAAAAACGGTGTGGGCGTTAAAGCAGTTCGTAAATTCCTGCCGAAAGGAAGTAAGGGCTATCGCATTTATCTGCCGATTAAAAAGACCAAAGCGGATAAGGTAGTTGTGCCGTCCGCTGTGTTCCACGAAGTGAATGGCGCCGGGTACAAAGTCGAGGATTATATTAACGGCATTGCAGTAACCCCGGACGGTAAACGCCGCATTCGAATCGGCAAGATTTTGAAAGATGCGGAAGCAATAAAAGAATTCGCAAATGATCCACAACGCAGCGCGCATCGTGACGAATATACCTGTGTGATTTCCTGTCACCCGTATGACGTAATCGGCATGAGTACCGGGCGCCGTTGGGACTTCACAACTTGCATGCGATTGGCAACGCCTGAGAACAAAGGCAACGCGGGCGAGAAATCCCCGGAATTCATGAAAGGCACAGTCGCGGAAGGCACATTGGTTGCTTACGTGATTAGTCCGAAAGATAAAAACATTGATAAACCGCATGCGCGTTTGTTGATGAAACCGTACATGAAAATCGACGAACCGGGCCACGTTTATTTCAAAGTGGAAACCCATGTTTACGGCCAGCCTATCCCCGGCTTCAAACGCACGGTAGAGAATTGGTTGAAGCGCGTAAACAAAGGCGCCGAGCAAGGCATTTACAAGCTGCATGACAGCGTGCATATCGACGGCAGTGATGACAATCGCACGTCGATCATGGCGGATTATGATAAGGTCAAAAACAAAGCCGATTTTATCGCCAAACATCTGTTCACAGTTGGCGGGCCGAAAGCATGGCTGAAGACTGACCCGCGCTGGTTGCCTGATTTGATTTCGACAATCCACGACCCACATAACCTGTACGAAATTCTGTCGGCTGCGCGTGGTGCTGGAATCACAGCGAAAAAGATTGGTATGATTTACGATTCGGTGATCCCCTTCGAAGACATGCGTTCGTATGAGCTTGTCGATACCCTGTTGGGCACCTACTCGCAGGAATTGTTTAAGACCAGTAAAAAGCTGGAAATTGCTGCGCACGAAACTTATGCGTGGCATGAGAAAGAAGAACCGACCACACCCGAACACGGGATGAACTACGGCCTGTTCGATTCGCGTTGGTTAGCAAACATCGAAGCAATTGATTCAGGCGGTTTGCGTAAAGCTGCGCAGACATTTATTTACGGTGGCTACCACTGGACGAAAGAGCTACAGGAATCCAAGCTGGCAGGCGCTGAAAAGATTCGTTTATATTTCGCATTTGTTGCGCACGGACTTTTGGCCGATACAGGTTGGCTGACTGATCGCGTGAAAGTGGCGAACCTGAAAGACTATGTGAAGAAATCGAAAATCCCGGCTGCTTGGGATGAAAAGATTGTGGATATTATTCGCGGCATGAACTGGAACCACAACTTTCAGACCTCTACAACGAGTAATATTTCCGGTGAAGCGTGCGTATTGAATGCAGCGCCGGACTGGGCAGCGGTGTTCCCTGAGTGGATAGGTGAATCGCGGAAAAACCTGAGTGAAAAGGCTGTCGGCGTAATTGCCAAGATGGCTAAAAACAATACGGAAATTCGTGACCAGTTGGTTTACTGGGCCTACAACCAAAACCGTGATGCCTTGAATAACGGGTACATCTGGTTTGAGGTTCGTAAAAACGTGCGCGCATTTATCAAACAGGTTGCCGAGTCTCCTAGCGTATTCGAAGCCAAGGATTACGCACAACGCATTCTAAAAAATCAGAGTTAATCCCATGCAAATCGAACTGGCTACAGCCGCAACAACTGTCAAAGCGTCCGACGTAAAAGACACTGTGAAGTTGATCGAAGCGGCGATTAAAAAGCAGCGTGCGTTTCTTGTGCAAAGCGGCGGTGAACAAAACCCGCAAGTTGTAACTGAAAGAATTCGTGTGCAGGAACGCGTTGACCTTCTGGAAGCTGTGCTGGATTCCATGAAAGGCCGACACATTACCTTGAGGATTTATGCGCAATGAATATTGAAATGGCAGTAGCAGCCGTCTCGATGAAAACGGCCTTGAAATATCGTCGTGACTGGAACAAGAAAAGTCCGGCTGTGAAAGCGTTGCAAAAGATGATGCCTGCTGGCCCCGGCAAGCTGGGTTATCGCCTGTATATTCCAATCGGGGCGCAGATAAAACACCGTTTTGTTATTCCACCAGCCGTTCGGTATGCGCTGAAGAAGAACGGTTTTGTTGCAACGGATTACCTCGCGAAGAAATGCGTTAAGCTGACTGACAAAGACCAGAAGAACGTTTTCAACATTGGTAAAGTGATTGCCAAGGATGAACACGCGAAGGCTGCATTCGACAACGATCCACAATTGCAGAACAGCGCCAGCGGTGCGCATATGCAAGTGGTTATTTCCTGTCACCCATACGACATTATCGGCATGTCCACCGGGCGTTCATGGGATAAACATTCCTGCATGCGTCTCGACGACGGTGTGGTTAACAAAGGCGATAAAGGTGCATACAGTCGCCACGTTAAAAACGACGTGGCCGAAGGGACATTGGTTGCATACGCAATTGATCCAAACGACACGAATATCAGCAAACCGAAATGCCGCTGCCTGATTAAACCTTTCGTGAATAGCGAAGGTGATGTTTTGTATCGTCGTGAAACCGATATTTACGGCAACCCGGTTCCCGGTTTTAATTCGACAGTGAATGCTTTTATTCGAAAGCTGAATGCTGACGCTGAATCGGGCCATTACGAAATGAGTGGCGACCTGTACGACGATGGTGCTGGTCACGATTATCACCACGTTAAAAGCGACAGTAACCGCATTACCAATGACGACGTTGCCGACGATCATTCGCTAGCGGTAGATTTCATCAAGCAAGAAATGGAAATCATCCACGCTGGACAAGACGACGAAATAACCAATTCCGGTAATATCAGCGGCGCTCGCCGGAATGCTGATAATATTGCGCATATGCTGAATGATCTTTCGAGTAATGAATTAACCGCACAACTCGACGAAATCGCTGACCTTGTGCGTGGTAGTTCTTTCGTGGCGCAGTACGTTAGCGACCTTGCCCTACATGGCAAAAAGATTAATTCGGCATTGGCCTACGTTGCACGAAAAGCCAACTTGTTGTCTGATCGCAAAAACATTAAATTCCCTGATACCCTCGATCCTAAACTGGCGCTTACTCAAGCGCGTTCGGGTAATCTGGCAGCATTGGAAGTTGTGTTGCGCACGCTCGACGATGAATCGAATCCTGACGATCATCACCCGCAGATTATCGCGGATATGATGTACGGCGTTCTCCCTATTCCTGAAAAGGAAATGCTGGATAAATACCACTACGCGAAATCGGTTCTGCATACCGTCGCCAGTGCAGCGCGTTACCTGTCGCTGTTTGACTACGACCGGTTTCACGAATCCGCTTATGAGCTTTTGGAAATCACCGAAGGCGCAGAAAAACAACGCGGTAATCACTTCTTTATCTACACGCTGAAAGAAGTGCAAGGTCTGGAATTGGTTCTGAGTTATCTTTTGGATAACGTCGGCTACCTGACCCCGGATGAATGGTTCCTGTACGACACGATTAGCATGGCTGATTTGTTGGCGAATCGTCGCGCATTCCGCACGTTCGATAAGCTGCAAGACAATCAAGCTGAATTGTTTATGGAACACATTAAAATCGACCAGATGCGCGTCATTGCAACGCAGCCGTATCGCGCAGACGCCTTTAAAGCGAACTTCGATTCGATTCGTAAATTCTTCTTGGATCATCCAGAAAACATTAACAGCATTTTGGATGGTCGCGGCGTCGGTAGACAATGGGATGTGCAGAACGTTACGAACCTTGCGAAATTCTCGGTTCCGATGTTCCTGCAATTGAATGGTGAAGGCACCGCGTTTAGCGCCAGTAGTCTTGCCGCCACAATGAATGCAATTGCTCCAGTGCTGCTGGATTATTCCGGCGGTGATGCGCCAGAAGGTGAAGATAAAGCCGAAGTCGCCAGCACGCAAATGGAATTCATTTTGCAGGCGTTGCAGGTTGCCGGTAAAATGCTGGATAAACCTGTTGATTTCTCCAAGCATATGGATTTCGAAGAATCCGATCTGGATACGGTTGCAAACAAATTCTACAATTACACAAAGTCCGACCGGAACGGCGGTTATCTGACATTCTCCGGCCTGTTGTCTAAGCTGGAAATTGCCGGTCAAACAATTAACATCGCGCAAGAATTGGATTTGGTTATGCGTGAGGCACCGGCTTCCCTCTACTCGATCCCGCAGGAAATTCTGGCAAATCATCACCGCACAATTATCAAAGGGCTTACAAAGCTCACGTCGATGGATACCATCATTAAATCGGCGGAAAACATCATTGATAATACCGACATGATTGAGCCGCAGGACGAAGACGAATACGTCAATGACAATACCGAAATGGGCGATGCCAGTCCAGACGATGACGATTACGACGAACTCCGGGCCGAGGCAGAAGATAAAGCACGCGATAAAGTAGAACGTTTGAATCAGATTGCAATTGAAACAAACACGAAATGTCTGCGTGCTTTGGAAATGCTGCAAATGTTTATCGGTGAAGAGGAAGAAGACGAAGAGGACGACGATGGTGAAATGGTTTCGAAGCCGATTGAATTCGGTTATCAGACTCCACAATTCACCCCGGAAATCTTTGAAGAGTATTCGTCTGAAATCCTTGAACTCCGCGAGAGGCTGAAAGAAACAATTAACGAACGTACTGAAATAGCAGAGGATTACCGCTCCACTGCTGGGTATTAATAAGTAATTTAAAGGTATGACTAAGCCGGGTGCTGTTTGCCCGGCTTTCTTTTGCCGAATTATGGATAATAAAATATGATTCCTGTGCAGGTTTCTGAAGAGTTTGGATTTTTGGGAGTTGCAGCGGTTTCCCTTCGCTCGACTTTGAAGTATCGCCGTAACTGGAATAAGAATGGCCCAACCGTTCAACTGCTACGCAAATTCATGCCGCGTGGTTCGAAAGGTTTCCGTGCTTATATGCCAATCGGCGTAAGCCAGAATATGCGCAACGTGGTCGTTCCGTTGCAGGTTCGTTTGGCAGTGAAACAAGCGGGTTTCCGTATCACGGATTACCTCGCTAAAAAGTGCGTGAAGATCAGCGATAAAGAACAGAAAAACGAATTCAATATCGGTAAGGTCATTTCGAAAGACCCGGTTGCAAAGGCTGCTTTCGATAACGATCCGCAATTACAAAACAGTTCCACCTCTGAATTCCAATTGGTTATTTCGTGCCACCCTTATGACATTATCGGTATGAGTACCGGTCGCAGTTGGGACAACGAAAGCTGCATGCGTCTGCGTGATTATCGCGACACGCACAGCGATGGTTCAAACAACCATTATTTGGAACACGATATTGCAGAAGGCACATTGGTTGCTTATGCGGTTCGTGCATCTGATACCAACATTGAAAAACCGTTGGGCCGTTGCTTGTTGAAACCGTTTCTGCGCACCGACGATGGCGGCGAAGAAATACTCTACCGTCGTGAAACAAAGATTTATGGTTCTCCGGTTCCGGGTATGCCAGAAACACTTAACCGTTTTCTGCGCAAACTGAATGCTGGAATTCCACCGGGTCAGTACAAGCTGAATAAAGAACTATACAACGACGGCATTGAAAACCGTATTAACCGCGAAGAGTCCGGCGAATCGGATACCGATCAAATTGATTGGACAGTGGTTGATGACGAAGCAACGCTGAAAGAAAAACCGTATTTGTTTGCAAGTTTGGTTGCGCATTTCCTGAAGAACTACAAAGCAGGTTTGACCGATGCACGCCATTTGATGGCGGTATTGTTTCACGCCTCGTTAATGGTTCCTCCGAAATACATTCGCCAAGCGGCCCGATTGATTACCACGCCTGACCTTGCAAAAGCATTCATGGAATACGTGACGGAAGACGATTCCACCACGTTTATTGCCGGTAAATTCCTGCGTAATCCTGAATTCCGTCGCATGTGTGAGAAGAATATTCCAGTCGGCGTGGATGCTGCCTATAGTCCGGTGCTGAGTTTCGTTAGTCCGAAATTCGATGCTGCGATTTTGAAAGGTCTGCCGAACAATATTGATTCGTATATTCTCACTGCGTATCAATTGCTGACCGGCATGTTGCAACTGAGTCCGAAAAGCATTGAATCGAATCCAGAACGGCACAAGATTATTTATCTGTTTGCACGTCTGGCCCGTGACGCGTCCGTGTTCGATCTTGACGCGTATCAGGAAACCGCACACCAGATTCTGGCAACAACTGCCGTCAATAAATCCGATTTGGATATGGGCGAAGTCGTTAAAGTTGCAGAGTTTTTGGTGGGTGAACCTGACACAATGCTCATGGCTGCAACGTGGATGCTGGAATACAAGAAAGCGGCGGATTTTAAACGCGCTGAAATTGTTGCAGCATTCATCAAGCCTTACGGTTTCGAAGACCTGTTAAAAGAACGGAAACTTCGTCGTCGTTTCCTGAGCGGTAAAGGCATTCCTGAATCGACCATGCGTCAAATCAATATCGCCATTGTGAATTTGATGGACACAAACCGCGATAACGATCCGGGCACCGTTCGCGACCTGACAGCGCACATTGAGAAGAACGGGCTTAACGCCATTTCCGCTGCTGACTACGGCAAGATTTTGAACTTCTATCCCGAACTCTTTCCGCATGTGTATTACACGGAAGGCAACGAGATTTCGAAGTACAACATTAACGATTTGATTTACTACCTGCCGTCGTATGAGGTTGGTATTAATCTGCGCGATGGCAAACCATTGCCGGAACCAATGAATGCCGATCAGGCGCGCATTTGGGAAATCATCGGTACGCTGTTTGCAATCAGTGACGGTTCGAATAATCACAACCAAGGTTACGAGTTTGAAAACCCGTTCCCTGTATCGCCAGCAGTAATGCACATTCTGGAAACGGAAGGCGGCGATATTCCGAAGCTGGATTTGATGCGAATTAATTTCGCAAAATATCCAGACATTTTCAACGCACACACGGCTGCCCAAGTCTATCCGTTTGATTTTATCGGAGACGACAACGGCGCGGCTTACATGGAACGCAGCACACGTGGTTCGATTGGAAACTTCTGCGGCATCATGGACACCGTGTTTAAAAGCGCGGGTAAAATGGGAATCTTTTTGCGCTATTTCGATTCGTCTTACGGTGGCATTCCAGACGACGTGCTGTACATTTCTCGGGTTAGTAGTGCGGCGGGTAATTCGACAAGCGAACAAGCGCAAGCGATGTTGAATAGCGGACTGGAATACATCCGCAAATATCAGGCTTTTATCGCAACGTTGCCCGTTCCCGGCCCCGGTTTTGTTGAAGCGTGGAAAGCAAAGCTGCCAATGTACACACCGCAAGAAGTGAACGATTGGAGTATCAGCATTGCAGGATTCCAACAGCGCATGATTAAAGATCAGGACACGTTGGCTTCTGGTATTAAAGTTCTGACTTACATGTGCAGCGCAAAAGGCTTGAAAACCCAATGGGAACTCGACTTGTCTGACGTGCCTGTTGAATGGCAGATTAAAGACGATTAATTACGGAGACGGATATGGAAATGCTGATTGCACTCGCTGCTGAAGACGCAAGCGTGCGTATCTCTCGGGGTGTGCGGGAAACTCTCAAGAAGTCGTATAGCTCTTTGTTCGCGAACGTTTTCTACAACGTGTTTGTTTTGGATGACCGTAAAAAGTCGGACATTAAGCGCGTGCAGAATATGAAGGCGAGCGATATCCCGATTGTGGTCACAGTCGAAACAGCAGACCATGACAAAGTGACATTTGTTGTGGCTGTTTCCACGCTGGAACCGTTGATGGGGAATGTGAATCCGACAATTGCGTACATCACGTACAAAGGCAAAACCGACGAATACGAAATCGAACCGCGCCTGATTAAAGTCCGGGGCATCGAGTATGCAATCGCTTCCACCGTCGCCCGTCGTGCTAGCGCCTACATTGATTTCGGTGACAACAAGTGAAAATAATCCTGTCGTTGGCTAAATCAGGAAGTCCCGAACGTTGGGACGCCTTGCCCTATATCAGTTTTGATAACGCGAAAGAAGGCAAGCGCCTGACAGCCGAGGGCAAAGGTAAAAAAGGTAAAAAGAAAGGGCGTAAAAAGAAAGCCGATGGCCTTCTGGATACGCCACTTAAAGGTGCGGAAACTGTTGTGTCGAACGTTCCCGACCGCGTTAGATTTTCTTGAGGTTCACATGGCAAAACTGTCGATTAATCTACAAGGCAGAGCAGCACGCGGAACCGACAGCACCGAGCATGGTGGCACGCGCCTTTCCGTTTGGGAAGACGACGATAAACTGGCCGGTAATCTGCCGAAATCCAAAGTGAAAACTCTGCTTAAAAACCAGAAGAACGTGCAAAACCAAAGTGCGGTAATGCCGCATGATTACGTGGACAAAATGCACATTTCGAAATCGAACTGGCTGAGTCGGCACGAACAGAGTACGCCGCGATGAAAATCAAAATCAATCTCGACGTATTCAAAGACCTGCCCACTGATGTTCGAAAACTAAGTGGTGATAATGGCGGCGAATTCGGTGATGTACTGGCCGACCTTGCTAAGCGGGGATTGCCGCGCCACGGTAAAGCGCGTGACCATTTTGAAGTGCAGGAAAACACTGTAGATCAAACGGTTTATCCTGACGATCATTTCAACGGTGACGCTTTCGACGTGGTGTATAACCGTCGCACTGAGGAATCTGCAACAGCATGCAATTTCTGTCTGTCGATTGCAGGTTTCGAAAAGCGCGAACCGGAAATAAAACCACGCGTTAAAGGGATTGGCGAAGATGGTTTTCGTGCGATCCTGAATGAAGAGCGCGAACGTCGGGGCTTAGCGGCCTTTGCTGCTGGCAAAGTTCCAACACCGTCGAAAGCTGAGCATGCGAAACACCGTGCGAAAGTGGACAACAGCGCAAAGATTAAAAAAGCTCAAGATAACAAGATGAAAAAGCAGGCCAGTCTTCAGGCTATGCAGGTACGTCTTCGCAAAATGAGCAAACGTCCGGCCAATCCAGAACAAGCGAAAGTGTGGGCAGATCGCCGCCAAGCTATGATGGATAAAATCAAAGAACAACGGGATTCTATTCGGTTCACTGATTCGCGTATTGCGAAAATGAGGTCAACCGAATGAATTTTCTCGTGAAGGTTGCACCGTCCGGCCTTGAATACAGCACGTTGTCTAATCTAGGTCGAATGCTCGCTGAGTTTATACCTGACTGGAACGCCAGATACGATGTGTGTTTGGTGCCAAATGATTTGCGTAGCTTCTTCTTGGAAGGCGACACGTTTGTGCGTGCAACCTACACGATGCAGAAATACGATAAATCACTTTTTATCCACGTGGATTTCAAGACTCCAATTGAAATCTATATCATCCACCAAATCAGCATGAGTAATGTGGCCCGGCGCGTCTATACGATTGATCGTTCTGACAGCCTTGCGTTGTTCCGCATAATTACTACCGAACTGGAGAACACAATCAATGGCGACTTCAAGGCCATCGAGTAAAACTCGAAAAACAAAACCGAAATCTTCCATCAAAAAGACGGTAAAGAAATCGGGCGCCAAGAAAGCTAAAGTGAGTCCAGTAGCATCGCGGGCACGCAAGCTTGGCTTGGAAAGCATGGGTTATGGTCGATGGGGTAAGATGGGGCGTATTACGCACCGGACTGTCGGCGGTAAATTGGAAGCTGTGAAAGACAGCAAACTTAACCGGGTGAAAACCCGCGAAGGGAAAGCGAAGGCCACAAGCATTCTGTCGAAAATGGCGACTGACCATACGCAGAAACTTGTGAAAATTCGCATGGCTTTGAAGAAAGCCGAAGGGCGTGGCGACGACGAAAAAGCGAAGCAATTGAAATCGCTGCTGGATCGTAGCCAGAAAGAAATGCAGAAAGCCAAGGATCGTTTGATCGCGCTCAATGCACGCAAGAAGAAAGCTGCATAAAAAAAAGGCCCATTTCCATAATCGGATTTGGGCCTTTTTTCGTTCTACGGTTTGAATCTCTGTGCGAAATGATCCAACTGAATATTCCGTTCGAACCCACGATAATTATCACGCGAATGCACATAGACATGGGCGACCAAAGCAGTCAGCGGGAAGTTATGTTCGCCGTTAATGAACGTATGCTTAGTCCAATCGTAGGACGGCAATTTATCGCACATAATTCGCAACACATCGTCTTCACCGCGAAACGTGCAGGTTTCCCGATCCAGCATCTTTATGAAATCATCACGAAGCGAACCGTCTGCATTCACAACCGTGAGGAAATACTGCATCAGTAAATCACCGAACAACCGAAATCATAACGCGGGCCATTCGGCGGGGTTTCGCCGCTGGTGTCAATGTAATACTGGCGCACGGAATAGGTCATGCTGTCTTCGACGATTTCCGAGGCATACGAATAACGCTCAAGGAAAATATGCACGTCTTCGGGAATGTGACGATCACACGGCCCGGTATAAGCGCCGGGTTTCAGCGTAGTGACGCGGGCCATATCCAAATACGGCAATGCCTGCATGAGCAAATCCGCACCGCCGATAATCGACATAAACGGATAGCCTTTGCTTTCCGCCAAATCAATTGCAGCGTCGATATCATTGACGAAATAAACGTCATTGAATTTCCAGTCTTGCGGTCGTCGAGTCAGCACGATATTCAAACGACCGGGCAACGGTTTGAAATCCATCGACTCAAAGGTTTTGCGACCCATGAGAATTGCCGTGCCGCGTGTGGATCGTTTGAACCCTGCAAGCTCGCCGGGAACGTGCCACGCCATTTTATTATCCAGACCAATACCACGGTCGGTATTTTCTGCCCAAATTGCTCCGATTCTTACCATAGCAGCGATACGTCCATAGATGCGGTGAGGTAGGTTTTTGCAATGCGCTCGTGCTGAATACTTACGTGAACTGTTCCGCGCACATAATGCGGAGGAACGTGTTTCGGTTCGATAAAACCAGTCCCGAAATGTTGACGTAGTTTTTTCATGATATCCGGCACCGCGTACAACGTGACCCGATAGGCTTTGTCTTCGATTGCCTTCTGAATCATCTGCGCACCGGGGAGGCGTTGCTTCTGATGATTGTGCATCGCGTGAATATCGAGATTACCTGATTCCATTAGCTTCCCAAAATCCTGATTGTTTTCTGAAGGTGTCGGGTACATTGGACTCGACTTCGAAGTGCAGCGGGCCTTTCTCTTTCATCATGGTGATATAAGAATCGAAAGAACCGATTTTCTTATTATCACCGGGACGGCAAACTTGCACGATTTGTTCTTCGTCGCATTCCGGCAAATTCAGGCCGAGGTCTTCAAACCAGCGAATGTGGCCGATGGAAAGTGCGGTGCCGGTTGCGTCATTGACTGCGTAAACTTTCATTATTCCAATTCCTTCAATGCGTCGAGTGCCAACCGATTCAGGTATGAGCACAGCATAATATTGTGAGTGCGTCCGCGTGACCGTTCGTTTTCGGTAATCACCGGGACGCCATTAAACCAGCCGAGAAAATGCAAAATGTTGCGATCATCTGGCGTGAACATTACGTGCTTTACAATTTGGGGCAGAAGCACATGGTCAGCCGGAACCAGCATAACCAGATAATCCCCTTTGCCGCACGCTTCAATCACTTGCTGCGAAGGGAATTTAAACACGTGCAAATAGGCCAGCGTGTTGTCGTAGATTTTATTCAGCAGCGTCATTCTTCAGCGTCCACGTCAACTACGTTTCCGTTTGAGTACGTCATAAGCAGACGCGGTTGTTTGGTGCGAAAAAGCGTTCCGTTAATCGTGAATTCTTTTTGAGCCAGAAGCTTTTCTTTCTGCGCCAGCATGAACATACCTTTCGGCCAGATATTCAAGTAGAGGATTTCTGCCTCGTAGGATTCGGGCAAATCTACCTCCTTTGGGTTGAAGATATAGTTCAATAAAAACTTTGATTTGCCCGATTCCATTATGCGCTCACTCGTTCCAGTTCCAGATAAATGCGCCCGTGACGATCTTGTAGACCTTCAACCAAAAACGCATCGGTATAAACAGGCACGCCGCGATAGGTGCCGTGGTGGCCGTCCAACTGCGAAGCCGGATCAGGATTAATCACGTATTCGTTTTCACGAGTGCGCATGATCCACTGATAAAACGGTGTCCAGAAGCGCGCAGGAATCGAAAGCGATTTAGCCTGAGTTTCCCGGTTGTTGTGTTTGTACCATGCGCCCAAGAATTCAAATTCATCAAATTCCGGGGTTTCAATTTCGGCACCGATACCTTCGTTACGATCCACGAGGAAATACGGGCAGCGGCTGTGTTCCAGTTCGCGCATGTACGCACCATCCATTCGCGCATAATAAATAGGCGAATCTTTTGGATAGCTCTTATCAGGGTGTGCGTAAACGTCGGAGAAAATCATTGCACTGCCGACCTTACCGACTACGCCGCCTTTCATGTTGCCTTCGGTCATTGGTAGCGCTGTGAAAAACCCGGCATTCGAAGTGGAATGCGCCAGACCGTTTTCCATCAACCAAATCCAATGGGCACGCGGGACAATTACATACGCCGCAGCCACCGCATCAAGCAGGAATTCTTCGACTGCTGTTTTCGGATGATGCAGTGGATTAGAAACCCGGCCATCACGAGGAACGTCCCAATAGTTAAAACGTTCCTGCAAAGATTTCTCAGTCATGTTCAATCTCCCGCGAACCAACAAAAATAATCGAATTTTTGAACGCAACGTCGTCCGTGCGCAGCGCCCGATACAGGAAAGCATCTGTGTAGATTTGGCAACCGGCAATGTCACCCAAATCCCCATTCAACACTTTCGCGTAATCGGTAATCGGGTTGAGGTGCTGCATCAATGCAGGATTACCGATAATGTCCGCCCACGCGCTATCACGCAGAAGCATATATTTCGTGTTTTTACACAAATGCAAAAACTGATCTACGTCATCGTGGATGATGTTTTCACTGACAGGAATACCAATCAACAAAGCGTCGTCTTTACGCTTCATGAATTCGTTTGCGGCAATTTGCTCGGCGTCAGTGTCGATGGGAACGGAACGGCGCAGTTCTTCAGCCTGTCGATTCAAACGATCATTACGACCGGCGATTGTTTCTTCTGTTGTTTGATCCATTTATTCCACCAAAGAGGTAAGAGGTTCCAGCGTATTCAGAAGCTTCGAAACAGGCTCACTTATTTCAGCGGCTGTTGCTTGTGGAATGTCTTCGTCCGGCTTCATTTCCCGCACGTACAATTCCATCGAATACCAAACGGACATGTAATATTCCGGGTCTTCTTTCCATTCGTCACCATCGCGAACGTGACGGTGTGCGTCGTCATGAACTTCTTTCCATTCGTACAGGTAACGACCTGTAGCGCCGCCAGCAAACAGAACGTCGAGCATTGCGCTCATTGTTTTCTGCATGTGGTAGGCTTTCGGAATGTTTGCAGTCAGCAGCTTTTTATCGAAGTTGATGAACGCGGAAAACTCCGGCATTACGTTGTCGTAAAACTGCACAATCCAACCGTCTTGTTCGAGCATTTCCTGCCATGCCCAAATGTCGTTGGTGAATTCGCCTGCATCACCTTTTGCCTGCCAGCGCTTTTTGAATTCCGCCTGCCACTGTAGATTAGCGGCTTTAGAAAAATCTACGATATTCGAATTCATAATGCCTCAGTGTTTGTAGGCTGCAACGGTTGTGAATGTTTTCATGATCGCCGGTTGCGGATAGTCATATGCAAACTTAGGCGTCATAACCATACCGTCCAAGTATGTCCCGCAAAGATCGCCCTTCGGCGTCGAAGCTGTGAAAAAGCAATCAATGCCAGCGTCTTCAACGTCGTCGTATGTCTGTTCCTGAATCAGAAACTTACGACCGTAACGCATTGCAATTTCTTCGGCTTTTTCGAACACGTTGGACTGCGTGCATTGCAGCAATTCCAAACGTACCGATTCCATAACTTTAATGTCGCGCAATCGAGTGCTAACGACTACCGACAAACCGAGTGCCAAGTCGGGCATGGGAAGCTGTTTAGAAAATTCCATGTTTATCACTTCGCGATAGGTACGTTTTTCTGTGCTTCGTGGCTTTCGTAACCAACCATCGAAACGTCTTCGACACGGATATCCAACATCGACGAGAAATCGCCGGTGATTTGCAGCTTTGGCGATTTGTGAATCACTGGACGCGCCATTACTTCAGCGACAAAACCCTCTTCCAAATGATTCAGGTAAATGTGAGCATCGCCAATTGTGTGATGCAGGAAACGAGCGCGCAGACCGTGGGCCTTTGCCAGCATTTCAGTCATCATTGCATATTGCGCAACGTTGAACGGAACGCCTAACAGGAAATCGGCGCTGCGTTGGTACATTTTGCAATCGAGATATTGCAGACCGTTTTCGTCACGCTTTTGCGACACGTACCATTGTGCCATTGTGTGGCACGGCGGCAGACTCATTTCGTCGAGCTGTGCAACGTTCCAGCCGGTCAGAATAATGCGGCGAGAATCCGAACGAGCGGCGACAGCTTTTTCAACGTCTGCCACTTGGTCAATGGAGCGGCTGAAAATGCGATGGGTAATTACAGGCGAATCGTTTTGACGATCATCGTAATCGAAGTTGCCTTCGTGGTGCCATTTGTTCCAGAAATCAGCGCCTTTTTGTCCGGCCATATCTTCAATCGGAACGATTCGAACGTCGTGCCAATCGCGCCACTGTGCGCCGTAAATGCGACCCAGCGCACCGTCAATCAATTCCTCTTCTTTAATGCCCCAGTTATTCAGCTTGGCATGAAAGGCGTCTTCATATTCGGTCGAGGACAAATCTTTGATTGCGCGCAGTTCTTCACGGAACGCGTCGAAAGATTCCTTTTGTTTTTCCGTCAGCAAACCGAGACGTTCTTGCACGCTCAGTTCGCGATAGACTTCAGTGCCGGGAATTACGTTCTGATCCCAAATGCGAACGCCTTTATCTTTCAGCGTTTTCAAATCGAACTTGCCTTGCAGCATCCAATCAATCGTTTCGACTTTCATGGCTTTGAATGCAAGACGTTTCAAAGTGGTGCCGGGATACGCACGGCGCAAATCAATCTTGTGACCTACATCACCGAACTTCGAAATGGTTCGAACGCCCGTGCGGTCGGTACGTTCTTCACCTTCACTCAAGATGTAACGAATGTTATCTTTGTACTGAAAATCGAATTCGTTTTCCGCGTATGCAACCGCTTGAACTTCATCAACAGGGGATTCACCTTCGGTACGGAAATAATCGCTCATTTAAACCTCTGTGTAGGGTAATTTAACGGTATGGCTTACACACATTATTTACAGTATTTAGGAGCATATCATGGGCCTACCAAACATCCGGCTTAGCACAGACCAATCAACCGGCCACGACTGCTGGCCTCCTTCTTTGCCTGTCGTTGCTTCAATGAATGTATTTTGCAACGGATTGGCAGAAGTAAGGGTAGGCGATGCTTACATGGTTCATTGCTGCCCCGCGAAAGGTTGCCACCAAGGAACCGCATTAACCGGTGCCGTAAAAACATATACCAATAAAAGATTGGTTCACACGGCTGGCGGCGCGATTGATTGCGGTGACTATTCCAGCAACGGTTCGCCAAACGTTTTTTCGGGGTGAGAAATGGCCGTAGTAAAAACATATCGGTATTCTGATATCAGTTTGTATGCGGGTATCACGCAGAACGCGTTGGTATTCGACGAAGACAGTATTAACCAAAACATTCTGCTGATTCTCATGACGCCCATTCGTTCGGCGTGGTTTAACCCGACCATTGGCAGTATGGTTATGGAATACCTGTTCGATCCTTTGGACTCATTTACAGCACAGAAAATTCGCAGCGAGATTATGACGGTGCTGCCGCGTAACCTTGAAACGCGTGTGCAGATTCTCGGCGTCGAAGTAATTCCCGATTTCGATAACCAAAACTATTACATCAGCATTCAATACAATGTTCCAAGTATGGATGCGAGTAAGATTGTCTTTAACTTCAACTTGGCGCGCGTACAATGACTGATCGTGATACTTTCCCAATTGCAATTACGGATATTGACGAAGCTGCTCAATATTTTGCAGAAAAACTCAAAGAGGAAGGCACATGGGATGATATGTTGCCGACCAACGTTGGTTCTTTTATTCAACGTATTTATGCGGGTATGGCGGTCGGGCACCAGCACACTCTTTTAATGACTGCGCGAAATGCTTATTTGAAGACTGCAAAACGTGACAGTGCAATCTTTGCAATCACGCGTGACCTTGGCGTTTATGTTGAACGTAGCACGAGCGCGGGCACGACTGCTGTAATGACAAACGGTTATCCATCGACCATGTTTGTTACGCCGTATTCGCAGCACCGTGTGGGCAATGTGAAGTTCTACAACCCTACGCAATACTTTGTGATTTCCGGCATGACCCAAACGGTCGATTTGCTGCAAGGTGAAGTGCGTACAAAAGAATTCGATTTGGATGCAATTCTGAATTTGTCGTTGCATGAATTCCTGTTGGAAGAACCGGGTTTTAATGTGACCCGCGATCTACTGGTTTACACGACCGACAAAAACACTGGCAACGTGACCAACTGGAACGCTGTCGATAACGGCATGTTCGAATACGCTGCCGATGATCGCATTTATTTCCACAACACAACTGCAAGCGGCGACGTATCGCTGACTTTCGGTGATGGTGAATACGGTCAACAGTTGCCGAAGAAAAGCACGCTGACAATTCGCTACATTTATTCCGAAGGCAGCAAGCACAACGCAATTCTGCCGGGTGTGAAAACCGTATACAACGATTACCCAATGGTTGCAGGTGAAACCACTGACACAACCACGGGCGGCGCTGATCCAAAAGACGCGACCTACTATCGCCAATACGCGCCGGTTGCTTATCGGTCGAAAAAGAAAAAGATTTCCAAGGAAGAAATCGAAGGTGCTATTCGTGGTTATCCGGGCGTAGCGGATTGCGTAGTTCTCGGCCAGCGTGATATCGCACCAGAAGATAAAACGTGGATGAATACAATGCGCGTTTGTATTCTGCCAATTAATACCGATAGCTGGGGCGGTGCAAACCCTAATCCTAAATCGGCAAGCTGGCAGAACTTCCTTGCGTGGTTGGAACCGCAACTGCATGACCGTCTGGAAACACAGACGTGGAACGCCACAAAAGTATTCGTGTTTGTTCACGTGAATATTGCGATTTTCGAATGGGCCGCTGATAAAGCAGACAGCATTCGGAATACGGTCAACGAAAACATTCTGAAGCTTTTCATGAAACGTGCAGGCATTCTGAAACGCCGCGTTTCCAAGTCGGACATTGAAAAAGCTTGCCGGATTGATGGCGTCGATTATATCGAAGTTATTTCTCCAACAGAACGTTCTGTCGTGTTGGGCGACCCGACTTCCTATTGCGTATTGTCTGAAGCGCCCCTGATTGATATGGTTATTTCGGAGCGTGTTGATGAATAAGATCGACTTTAGCGAATTGGACGTTGAGTTCATTCGCCAAGAACCTTTGTGGGGCAGCTTTCTTGAAGCCCTGCAAGAATTCTATACCGATCAAGTGCGGAATCCGTTGCAACAATTGCGAGAAATTCGCGACCTGAAAGCGACAACAAGTCTGATTTTTATTAAGCAGGCTTTGAGCGATATGGGCATTACGATTCCGCCCGATATGATCGTTAATCCTGAGCGCCTTTACAATTCGGTTTACATGATTCCTTTGCTGCACCGTGTGACCGGATTGGAAAGCGCTTACCGGGCAATCTCCTATATCCTCGGTCGTCGCGTTCGTGTATATGATTTGTACACCGAAGATTACGTTTCTTTTTACGAACAACCGTATGGCGCACTTCGGATTGATGGCGGCACGTGGTACAAAGCCACGCACATTAATCTGGAAATGCAAAAGGTTGGTAGCGATTCGAGTATCAAACTGCCCACAGGCACAACGCTGAAAGATCGTTTTCTTTCGGCGTTTTTTACGTTGGCACCAATTAACATCGTAATTGACCAGTTCTTTTTCAGCATCGAAATTGAGAACCGGGAAGACTTCAATATCCAAGGCGTGGTTTATCGTCAGCCTGTACGTCGTTTGATTTGCGATGTGGATTACAGTTTGGATTCCGCCACGTTTACGCTGGAAGGCCCGGACGAAGTAGAGAACGGCAGCACTGCTGATTATCGCTTGATGGCAAATCATCAGGAATTCGTTTCGACGGATTGGAAAAGCAGCGATAACGCACACGTACAAATCAAAGATGGGCACGCTTCTTTCTCCGGCTTTGAACAGGATTCGCTTGTTACCCTGACCGCTGTAATTCGCGGGCAAACAGTTACGAAAAACGTGACAGTTAAAATGGGCATGCAAGACGTGCGTATGTTGGAAATCGTTGGGCCGGATACCATCCTGTCTACCATGTCCGGCGATTATCACGTGGTCGCGTACCACAGTGAAGGCAGCAGCGAAATTAATGCGGATATTAAGGTAATGAGTCCTTACGCATATTTCAGCGGCAACACTTTGCACGGGCGCAACCTGATTGCCGATCAAGAAGTGGGCATTACCGTGTCCATTAAAATCGGCGGGATTAAATACAGCGCTTCGAAATTGGTTAAACTGAAATACGTTGACCCTAACGTTTATCTGACTGGTTTGAATATCAGCGGTGAAGAACGTTTGCGTGAAGGCAGTGCGCATCAGTTTTATTCGACTGCATATTTCTCGGATGGCAGCAGCGCCGATGTATTGTCGTTGTGGGATACCACTTCGCCGGTCGTTGTTGTAGATAACGGATTGGCTTCGACCACGCTGGTTAACGGCGAAACAGAAGTGCGTTTAAGTGCGCAATATGGTTTCCGTAATCAGGTAATTACCGCAGTGCATGACGTGGTTGTTTATCCTGATTTCCTCACGCTCGCATCGTTGACAATCATGGGGCCAACACAGGTTGAAGAACTGGTTAAAGCCACTTATTCATGCCTTGCTGTTATGTCCGATGGTTCTTCCACAATCGTGACGCCGAAATGGTTCACAACTGAATTCAGCATTTCTGAGAACGGTGTGTTGGATACCGGCATTGTGAAAGATATGTTGGACGTGGAAATTCGTGCGACATACAACGGCATTACACAAAAGCTGAATATTACCGTTGCGCGTCCGGCAATCGCGTTGCAATCGCTGCTGGTTCAGGGCCAAGGTTCCATCCGCGAAGGTTCGATTAATTCGTATCTCGCGTATGCGCAATATTCAAACGGAAATGTTCTGCCCATTAAACCGGAATGGAGTCTCGCGCAGGAATACGACTGGGCAACGTTTGTTGATGGTGAATTGCTGGTGGAATCGCCAGAAGAAACCACAGTGCAGGTTAAAGCGACTTACGCATTGAATGGTGCAACCTATGTGCAAACAAAAACCGTCGTGTGCATTTCCGCAGCGAATAACATTACCGGCCTGCTGATTACCGGGGCCAACGAAGTCGATGCTTTCGAGCGCATTATTTTGACTGCAACGGCAACGTATGAAGACGGCAGTTTCCAAACCGTGCATCCGACGTGGGAAGTTTACACCGAGGACACAAACGCGGAATTCGTTGCGGCTGACATTGCAGGTTATGGCGTCGTCACCGGGCGAAACGTTGACGAAGATATGAAGGTAATCGTGCGCGCCACATACTTTCAGGAAACCGCAGAATATCCGATCACTGTGCGTTATGTTGCGCAGAAAGGCCCGGACATTCCTGTTAGTTCCCGCATCATTGGCAACGCCGTTATTTATTCCACGCAAGTCGCATCTTTTTCTCAGGCAATTCTGTTTAAACAGTGTACGGCGGAACTTCTGGTTTCCTCGGATTGGACTGTTGATAACGTGAATATTATTGTCGATGAAAACGGATTCGTTACCTGCAAAGTAAACGCCGACATGACATTCACAATTTCTGCGACTTGGAGTTGTGGCGGTTATACAGTTGTCGATTCAATGGTGGTTACGGTTATTCCAGTTGATGCAGCTTATATCGGCCTTGGAATTACCGGCAACGACGTTATTTCTATTGGCGTGCGCGAAGGCTACGCAGCAGAAGTTTACACTGACGAAACCGGAATTGTTGAAGGCGCAGGCATTTCGGTAACGGGTGAATGGTCGATCCTTTCCGATAGCCTGAATATTCAATTGTTTCCGTCCGGTCAGATTCGTTTAACCGGCGCCGTGGTAAATCAAACAATTACCCTTGCTGCGCGATATGCTTTCGAAAACACCGCAGTAGAAGGCACGAAAACAATTCGTGTATTAGGCTCAGGCCCATTCTATTGCACAGGCAACGCATTGGACGTGGACATTTCCACGCTATTTCCGCGTGGCATTATGATTATCGAAGAGGCATTTCGTGATGATTTTGTCGGATATGGATTTATGCTTGTGCCTGCTGTGTTTGGTACTGTGCATTTCTTCGACGTAGATACAGGCATCGAAGGTGGATGGGTTGGGATTGATGGTTCTCCGACTCCAACAGTTCACAAAGAAATGCAGGGCGGAATCGAAGTTAGCTGGTACGTTTATCGCACCATCGGTCATGACATGGGGCAAAAGTCCTACAGGATTACTTATTCATGATTTCAATCACACCGAATCTACGGTTCGTAAAACCGCTGACTAAATACACGGAAAAACGTATCCGTATGTTTGGGCGTCAGCGGTTCGCGGACACGTATACAAAAACAGGATCGAATCAAAAGATTATTGTGCTGCCGTGGATACCAGACAGCGCCGATAACTTGGAGATTTATCTGGATAGTGTGCGCCTGATCGACAATTACACGGTCAGTGGCGCCACTGTTACGCTGGACACCGCAATGAATGGGCGACTGGATTTCGTTTCCGATAAAGTCTTTCCTGACATGGGTGAAAAATGGTTGGTATTACCGATTGAAAACCTGCTGCATTCTGACGATACAGATAATACTGCTTATGGTACGGATCGTCGCGAAGGCCCGCAGGTTGCAACACACGCTAAACCGGTTTGCATCACGCAAGGGGCGATTGGTTTCTGTCGTCCCGGCGCTGATAATGACACGCTGCTTTATTGTTCCTATTACGGAATGTTCGGGCGTGATTCGGTTACATTCGCGATTAAAACCGATATGGGTCAACTCAGTGATTATCGCTGCATTGACATTCGCGTTCGTGACCCGAATTACATTCCCGAAATTCGTTTGTGTGCAGTGAGCGCAGTAGCCAATCCGATTAAAGCAAACGGCGTTGTCGTTGATATTGTGCCCGATGGGAATTACCAGATTTATGGTGCCATTAGCACAGGCCAAGGAATTCAATTACCGAACAAAGTCACCGATGATGAATTGACTGAATACCATTTCATTGTGCAGGGTAAAGACGAAAACGGCGATTGGTTTGAATTGACCGAATACTTCGACCCGGATGAATACACGCTAACCGTTCCAGACGACAACGACGATTTCGCAATCAGTTATGTGGGCACGTCTGAATTGTTTGGGTTTGAAAACGCGGTACGCATTTCGCTGACGGCCAAGAAGAATACCCAAACGCCATTGACCATTAAACTGCGTGCGAATGAGCGGGATTTGTTTACTGCAAACATCTACAGTTCTGGTGTGCATGATACACAAACGGTCGTGCGTTCCCTCGTACCGGGTTACGAGTTAATGTTGAATCGCAATCCAGATGGTTTGGTATTCCCGCCTGATCCTGCGAACGATCCAGAAATTGATGATGATTTCTCGCGTTGGAATCTGCGTGGGGAATGGATTACCGGCGACGGTTTGGAACTGACAACCGAATATCAAACACCGTATTTCGAAACGCGGAATGTGCAGGCTGAATTGAATGCGAGCGTTAGTATTCCGTTTGCATTCTATGATCCTGTTACGCAATTGTTCCAAGAAACTGAATGGGATGTTTCGAAAACAATTAAAGGCAGCTTTACAACTGCCGAAGGGGAAGACGATATCGTTGTAGTTGAACCTGATTCGGAGATTCAATTGACCGAAGCAGGATTCTTCTGGAGCGCGCCAGACCCTTATTCTCCGATGTATAAAGGTGAAGGAATTACGTTCTTTTATCGTAATCATTGGCGCATTTTGTAATTTAACGGTAATGACAACGGCATCTGCAAAGGTGCCGCTTTACTATTTGAGAGGGAATCATGCGCGAAATCGTCAATCCATTCAAAATGAAAGAAGTAGAAAAGCCGGAATTGGCGACCGCATCCGCTGCAAAGCCGGAACAGGAAATCGCAACGGCTTCGGCTCTTTCGAATATCAATCCTTCCATGTGTCCGAAATGCGGCGGTAAGATGGGCACCGCATTTCTCTACAATCGCACGCCGGTTTATTACTGTGATGTAGATCGTGTGACACACCCGCAACAGGCATACGGGAAATAAAAAATGGTTGATAAACTGGTATTACTCGACGCCGGGGAATCTGCACTCAATAATGCGAGTGCTGGCGGTATCCTGATTAACCCGGCCTCGTTTAAAATGGGCGACTCGGCGCTGTATGCTTCTAGCACGCAGCACACCGATATTGTGGGTAACTTTGTTTGCGGCGGGGAATTCCATCACGTAGAAACTTTGAGCGCTCGTGTGGCTCGGTTTGTGCTGACGATTGATACGCGCCTGCTTACGGTTCCAACAGTTGCAAAAGAAGTGGTTGTTTTCTTCGAAGGTGGTGTGGCATTTGGTCGTGCTGTATTCGCAGAACCTTTTGTTTTGAATCCAGATGAACCGACCCGCTTGAGTGTTGTTCTCGCAACCTCGCGTGCTGATTTGTCCACGATTAATGTGAGTGTCGGGGAATATGATTCAATTCCTTCGACTGCATTTTTGTACCGTTTGCCGAATCCTGCTAACTCGGAATTCAATGCTATTTCTGTTCTCAATGGCAAACGAAATCCCGACGGTACAAATAGCCCTGTAATCGCCATGCGTTACGGGGCTGGTTCGTTTTCATGGGGCTTCAGCGACCATATGCGCGTCTTTTCTGGCGTGCCTGTATCTGCAACAAGCACCACTTTTAAAATCAGTTCTTCGGTTGTTTTCGCTGCTGACGAACAGGTAATTGTTCACGTAATTGCGGGTAGTGGCGAAGGTAAAACCCGGCGTTATCGCTGGAACGCTGGCGCTCAGGAATTCCGTGACGTTGATGCACAGGCAATTCCGAATCTGGCAAGTTGCACACTCGCTATTTGGAAAATGCAAACCGGTCAAAGCGGTGGAAATGGTAGCGCGGGTATTCCCGGCACCGATGGCATTCCCGGCGATTGGGTTTTAACTCCCGGTAATGACGGCACAGGAACATGGCAGCCGCCGAAACCTGCAAGCCGGATTATTTCCACTTTGTATACGTCGCCGTCGAAGCTGGATATCAACGCGATTAACTACATGGGCACCGGTGACGAAGCCCGTTATTCGACCGGTGAATTGGTCGCAGAAAACGCGAACTATATTTACCCGGCTCTCGGTCTGGCAACTCAGCATCGTTCGGCATTCCAGCTTAATGCTTCGGAAGTTGAATTCGCTGAAAACATTCCGTCGAGCGTTGGTATTGACCTCCGTGTTTTCACGAAGTCGCCAAGCACGGGCACACGGATTAAAATCATCACGTTGGAATTCGACGCCGATGGGGAACAGGTTGAATACGATTTAGGTGTGGACGTTGAAAGTGCATCGCATGTATTTGCGTTTGTTTCTTCGACATTGCAACCGATCACAACTTACAGCATCGACGTAGTGACGAAAAAGCTGCGATTTATTGGCCCGGTTGAAGCTGGCCTGCCAATTGAATTGCGCTTGATTACCTACGTTTCGGAAACCGCGTACAGCACACGCATTGTTACCAAAACTTATACCACGAGCGGCGACACTTTCTTCCTGAAACTGCCGGTCGCACCGCAAGCAATTGAACAGGTATTTGTTTCGCAGTCTGGTGCGCACGTTCACCAGAAAAACTATTCGATGATCGAAGACGCTTTGGTATTCACTTCCTCGCTGGAAGAAGAAATCGAAGTCGAAGTAATGATTTTCGAAAACGTTCAATCGCAAGGCAGTGAACAAACCGGATTAAACGGCATTGTTGTCGATGGTTACGTCACACACAAAAACCTTGTGCTGCTGCGTCACGGTGCAAACCCGGTTGAATTGCCGATCCCGGCCCCGCGCATTAGCGTAGGTACAGGTTTGTCGATTGATACCAGTTCCGGCGTGGCTGCAATTTCGATTGACGAAGACGCTTTCCCGCTTCAGAAAACATTCCAGAAATGGAGTATTGACCAGACACAACCGAAAAGCTCAAACATGCTGATTACTCAGCGCGTGGATTTGACTAAGCCGGCATTCTATCTGGTGACAGTGGATTTCAGTGCGAAGCTCGGCCCCGGTTATGTGAGTTTGGAAGGTCAGGAAAATATCGAATATGTTGTGGGTATTCGTTCGTCTCAATCTACCGAACCGGATTTCGGTCGGGCGATTCGCGGCACTGGTACAGCGGGCGTTATCTCCAATCCAAACGTAGTCGGCGGCATGGCTTATGCGAATGCCAGCATGACACAAACGTTTGAACTTGATCCGGCGAACCACGTTGCCGGGTATATTGAACTGGTTGCAAAAATGCGTGTGAACAATGCCAACACTTCGCAGTTTGAAGTGACACTGAATATCAACTTTAACGCAGTTGAAATTCCAAAATGAGTTTTTGGTATGTGGATGGTGTGGGTCTGCGTGAGGGTGAGCGATGCGACAATGCT